ATATATATATATATATATATACTCTCTCTCTCTCTCTCTCTCTCTATACTCTATTCTCTCTCCTATTTCTTTTCTGTCCGCGATCTCCCGCAATCTCGTTTTTGTTGCGATTTCCAGGGCAGTGATTTGTAAAAATTTTCTGTGATTTTCGGGTTATATTTTCGGGTTATATTTTCGGGTTCCTACCCGAAAATTCTACCCGAAAATATAACCCGAAAAACGCAAAATATTTCCCCTCCCCTTCCCCCGGGACACGCATCTCTTTTTTTGGATTTAACCTACCCGAAAATTCTACCCGAAAATTCTACCCGAAAATCCACAAAATTCTCAGCTCCCTTCCCTCCGGGCGCGCACACACCTGACGACACCCAACGGTGGCGTGCAGACCTGCCCGCGCCCCGCTCTCCCTCTCTGTGCACGGGGACGCGCGCGCGCGCACGATGTCGAGCGTCTCGAGCCGGACGCCCTCTCGCTCCTCTGCCCGCACCATCACGCCGCACTCCAAGTTCCTGACGACAAAGCCGACTCCTTCGCCCTGCACTTTCGCCAACATGTTCGTCAGCGCGCAGTGCGTCAAGGGCCACTGGTACTTCCCGGTCCAGGACAAGTGCCTTGAGCAAGAGCACACCGAGATGCAGAAGATGCTCGAGAACGAGTTCATGAAGAGCATCTGCACCGCTCTGGTCGCTGCAGCCTCGCCGCCCGTGCCTGCGCAAGAGTTTATCTGCGCCATCGCGCCGGCCGCGCGCGACGCGCTGGACAAGTACGAGCAGGGCGAGGAGGGCGCCTTCGAGGGCTTCATCACCATGTTCCCGACGATCGCCACCTTCCCGCAGCTCATCCCTTTCGACTTTGCCGAGGCGGCGCTGCCTGCCGAGGTTGCGGCGGTGCTCAACGAGCCCGAGCGCGAGGAGTACGTGATCGTCGACGTGCCGGCCGAGGGCGAGGAGCCCGCGCGGCGCTTCGTCATCCACCCGGTGCGCGCGCGCCGCCCCCGAGCGCGCACAGCACGACAAACTCTCTGCCGCTGCAGCGGCCGGCCCCCTGCCCCCCCCCCATCTCTGACGCTGCAGGCCGCCTAGCTCTGCCAGCTCGCCGCGCGCGCGCTCGCCCTTCTGGCCCCTGCCTCAGAGCACTCATACCACGCTGCTCGCGGACCCCCGTAGGTGAGCGGGCTCGTAGTCGACCTGCCGAGTACACCGAAGATCCCCCCCCTTTCGCGGCAACCGCAGACGCCACCGCCGGAGACGACACACCGGGCCCGACCGCGGCCGCACACCTTCCCCCCTCGGCCCACCGCTCGGCGCACCTCGAGATCACACCCAGGGCTCGCCCTCCGGCCGGCGGCACGGCCTCAGTAGCACGAGAAGGCCTTCCGTTCGCACTCGCTTCGCTCCCCCCCCGGCTCAACCGCGCGAGAGACCCGCCGGAGCTGCCACATCCGGAGCCCCCCCCTGTCCGACTAGCTCACCGCTGGCCACCGCCGCTCCGCGAGTAGCGTGATCACACCCCCCCCTCGCCCTCCTAACCAGCGCTTTGCTCATCTCGACGCCGTTCGACCCCTGGAGTCTCCGGAGCACCAGCCACGCCGCTTCTGCGCTAGCCGCGGTAGACACCGGCGGAATCCCCGACCCGCGAGCGAATACATGACCGCCACATTGCGGCACGGTCAGACCTGGTCGGAGGGCTAGGCCACACCTAGAACTAGCCCTCCGTACCCGCACATCCACACAGATCGCCATACTCAGACCCCGCGGGCCCCCGGAGTGCCAGCGAGTCCGTGCTCTGACGCTACCGCGGTAGACACCGGCCACTGCCCCACTCGCCCCCCTCGCCCCAGAACCACCTCTACACTGGCTCACCGCCTAGCACACATGGCGGCGCGGGGTTCTGCGCCTCCCAGACAGCCGCAGCCGCCTTCCAAGCAGTGCAGCCCGCGCAGCCATCGCAGTCTGTGGCAACATCAGTGGCCGGCCCGTCACAACCGAGCCCCATCTCGCTCAGTGCCACGTATTGTCTGTGGCTCCACTGAAGCCACCTCTCCCAATCCTCGTCTTGCACATCTGGCCGCCCGTTCAGGTATGTCTCTAGCAGTGCTATCTCTCGATCGTATCCAATGCGCTCCCTCCTAGCGCTGTCATCCCTGAGCTTGCTGCAGAACTGGCGTGTATGCCCGTAGTAGTGACAGTATTTACACGCCCTCGGTGCGATGTTTCCCCCCATAGGACCCCCGCGATGCCCTAGCACTCTAGTGATCTCGTCCATCAGGCACTTAGCCCTCTGCCACTGGTCTGCACGAGTAGCTGCTAACTGCCTACGTAGCTCCTCCACCTCAGCCCTGTTACAGTTGCGTGGACGATAGCCAGAGCTCCTGCCCATCACCACTCTTGCTTGGAAATAGGGTGGCTCCGTCTACACTGCGGGCTTCTCGCAGGCTTCGTCCTTTGAGGGGTCGGTTGTGATCGACGTGAGCTCGCTGAGCATGGTGCTCGACACCGTGCCTCCTGAGGGCGACACCTGCCCCGTCCTCGTCCTGACGCCGTGCCGCCTCGGCAACTTCTACTCCAAGCTCTACCCCGACACGCGTTCGCAGCTCACCGCTGTCAAGATCCAGTTCGGCTACGTGGACGGGCCTGACCTCGGCAAGGAGCCCGTCTACGAGTCGGTCGAGACCATCATGGGCAAGACGATGGACGTGCGCGTCCTCTCGGGCTCGATCTTCTCGATGCGGGCGCTCACGCACTGTGTCACCAAGAAGAAGACGGCCGCGGCCTCGCGCGCGATGCCCCCTCCGCCGCCTCGACCGGTCTCTCGCTCCTCGTCCATGTCCTCCATGCCCATGGCCGAGGAGATCCCCGACACGGACATGATGACGTTTTCGCGCCCCATCAAGCACAAGTTCGCCAACGCGGTCGTCCAGTACGGCCCGCAATACCCTGTCTTCTGCTCGCTTGACTACCACAAGACGAAGCACGGCGAGGAGATGAAGGTGCAGCAGATCGCCACCTTTGCAGTCGACCGGTGCGACGGCTACTACACGCCGTTGCAGCCCAAGGGCGTCGAGCAGCGCGACGACCACACGCGCTTCCTCAACATCAAGCTCTCCTGCGGCCAGCAGTCGTACTCGCTCATCTGGCGCGTCGGCGCGTACAACACGATGGCCGACATCAACCAAGTGCTGCGCGAGGTGTCACCCGAGTTGTCGGTCTTCGACATGAGCCCGGCCAAGTGCACGCAGTTCGAGGTCGCGCTGCTCGCGATGCGGCCAGAGGGCGAGCCGCAGCACGTGCCCAGCGCGTGGGGCGAGAACAGCAACTACCTGATCTACGACAACAACTTCTCGGTCAACCTCTCGATGCTCGACTCGCCGCAGTTCGTCTACCGGACGGAGGACACGGAGCTGTGCGTGCCGAGCTCGATGAAGCGGTCCAACGGCCCGCTTGCAACGGTGCAGCGCCCTCCGACCTGCGGCTGCCCTACGTTTTCCGTGGTCGACGGCGTGATCATCACGCACAAGTACCTGTCGTGCCTTCGGCTGATGCTCGAGTGCACATCTAGATGCTGCCACACGCCGAGTACACAGCGGGCGCCAGCTTAGACAGAGCAAGGACTAGATCTACTGCCCCCGCACACGCAAGCGAGAGGACTAGTGTAGCACAACACTCGCAACACAGCTCTCCACAGTAACTTACACAACGCGGTGGCTCATCTTCTGTCTCCATTAATCCTGCCTTGTGCACCGGAATATTAGGAACAACTTCCCCGTCTTCCTCGCCACGCTCGGCTCCGCGCTGGCGAACTTCTCGGGCCCGCAGCTCCGCTTCGGTGGCGCCCAGCGCGACGTGCAGGGCCGCTCCACTCTCTCTATCACCTACGTCGTCGGCCGGCACGGGAGCGGCAAGACGTTCTGCCTCGAGGCGATCAACAACCTCCTCGGCCGGCACGGGAGCGGGCTCACCTCCGGCGACTCGACGAGCAAGTCCATCCTCAAGGCGTCCACGGAGTCGACCTTCCCCTTCTCGCTCGACGACTCGACCAACAACGGGCTCGACAGCGAGAACATCCGGCTGCTGGCCAACTCGGCGACGCGCACTGCGCAGGCCGTGTCCGGCGCGGTGATCGGCCAGCCAATCGCCGTCCCAATCGTCACCTCCAACTTCATGCCTGAGCCCGACGAGGCCGCGGCCTCGCGCATTGTTTGCTTTGAGATGCGCGACAAGGAGACCGAGGAGTCGGCCGGGGCGCGGCGCGAGGTCAACGAGGCGTACGATAGCTTCTCTGAGTTCTCCAAGGAGTTCCCCGACCTGCCGGGCTGCACGCTTGCCAACTCCGCCGCGCTGACGTTGCTGGTGCCCTTCGCGTACAACGAGAACGACAAGTCCTTCATCAACATGTGCTCGGAGGCGCTCTGCGTGCTCACCAACTACCCGATCAGCGCTTGCCACGACCGCACCGTCCGGAACCACGCTACCTGCCTCCGCGTGCTCGAAGTGTGCGCTCTGATGCAGATCCCGGAGTCGGTGGTCGTGGACGTCATCGCCGTCGTCGCCAAGTCGCTGCAGAACGCGCTGCCCAAGGCCGACTCCTCTCCGCTGACCGCTCTCATCCAAGGCGTGCGGCTCTCCGAGGAGACCAACAAGCCCTTCTTTGGCAAGCCCTTCATCGACTTCCACAACCGCGTCGAGTACGACTTCTGCGGCACCAAGATGATCGCCCTCGCGTACCAGTCGCTACTCTCCAAGCGCGGTCCGCTCTCGCACGTCGACGTCAAGCTTAACCAGGGCGCGGTCCTTGAGGAAGCCAAGAAGCAGGGCTACAAGGTGGTGCCGCACAAGTTCGCCATCCTACAAGTCTTGACGGAGAGGATGCAAATCGACGCCTCCGAGCCCGAGCTGATGCCACGGCGCCGCACGTTTGACGAGCTGACGTCCGACATGCTCATTAAGCAGCTCGCTATCTGCATGCCGATGAAGGACTACGAGAAGGCCTACAACTACCAGTCCGAGCAGAAGACCTTCTCTGAGTGGCAAGACGCCGTCACCAAGAGCCCCTTCCTTAAGAAGCTCTATGAGACCGACATGATCAAAACGGCGCTGCCCTCCGTCATGGCGCCCTTCCTCGAGGAGCGGATGCTCTACGAGCTGGACAGCTACTCGCCCGAGTACGCAACCGGCTTCTGTGAGTACGACACGTCGGTGAGCGCGCTCTTCAACGCCGGCTCGAGTGGCGCCCCGATAGCCTGCCCGTACAAGTTTGTGAGCTCGGCCTCGGAGATGGAGCTCGAGCCCGACGAGACAAAGCTGTACGAGATGGGCTATATGCAGTCGATGCTCGTCAAGCCATCCGAGGTCGACGAGCAGTCCCCAGAGAAAGATGCGTCGGCGGACATGACCGAGGACCTTTCGGTCTCCGGCTCGAATCTGGCCGGGGATGTTGAGTCGTGCTTGGATGACTCCATCCTCTCCGACCTGCCACTTTCGACGTACGATGACGTGCACATGCGCTCAACGAAGCGCCACCGAGCCGTCGCGCCGAGCGACGACACGAGCGACGCCGAGAGCCCTGCCGACGCAAAGGTGAGCTGGTATTTCCTCTCACTTAGTTCCAAGTATAGTCTAGCTGCCACCAATTACCGCCCATCACACATCCCTCCCCACAATGAACCGACACTTACACCTTTTGCCCAATCAGGCTTAACTTTCTTTTGCCGCTTTAACGTTCGATTTCATACTTAGCTCGCGTGTACTGATAGGGCCGGCGCTGCTCGCTGGTCACCTCCGAGGCCGAGGACGGCGACGAGAGCGACTCGTCGGGCGACCTGCCGATCGGCGGCGTGCCGGACTTCGTGCCGGGCAAGTGCACCGCCACCAACATGTACGGTGACGTGTGCGGCGACCCATGCAACCCGGCCGAGCAGACCTGCAACGTCTGCCGCACCTTTGACGGCGCGCACCACCACATGTCTGAGGACCAGATCGCGGCCGCCGAGGCGCGCGGGTGGGACCCGCTCAAGGACAACTCGCCTTCCTCCTCGCCGGGCTCGCCGGACATGGAGGCGGCGATAGCCGACAACATCGAGCAAGAGCCGCCGTCGCCGCCCTACTCGGCGCCCGACGAGGAGCTGATCGTCCTCAACGACGAGATCGCCGTGACCGCGGCGCACTTCGAAGCGCTTGAGATCCGCCTTACCACCAAGAAGCGCGACCCGTCGCCGGAGATCGTCAAGTGGGTGCTTCCCCCCGACCGGTACCTCTTCCGCCCCATCAAGCCGGCGCCGCTCACGAAGCCCGTGGCACCGCTGCCGCCGCCGCCGCCCTCGCCGGTCAAGCAGGAGCCGATGCCCGAGCCATGCGCCTGGTGGTCGTGCGTCTTCTGAAGTCTGTGGATGTGTGAGCCTCTCTGTAGCGCCCCCCCACTAGTTGGGTCGGTGAGCCTCTCTGTAGCGCCCTGCCACTGAAATTTCTGGAATGAGGAGTAAATGTTATACCTGCCTTTTTCAAGTGCAACTTACGGTCGCCGTCCAAGGAACCGCCGTGACTGGACCTTGCCGGGTGCCAACCAACCCCTCTCAGAACAGAGGGGTGTCTGGTACTACGCACGCGCACTCTTCAATTTCTGATACTGTAAGTACATACTAAGGTACATGGTCAAACCTACCTTTAAGGCCAGCATCGACCTCACGTCCGATCCTTCATCGCCGCCTGCCTCTTCACCTGCCCCTAAACCTAGCCCGCCGCCCATTCAGCGCCAAACTGCTAAAGTGGTTAGTTTTGAAGAAGCCAAGCCCGCGCCCGTCAAATCTGAATGCCCCATCCTACCTCCTTCTGGTGTGAAGGTTGAAACGTGCTGCCCTGACTCAGCGCCCACCTGTGCACCAAGCTACAGCTACCCTAACGAGCCATACGACCCATCCTCGCTCTTTCAAGCTCTATTTGGCTCATTCCTTGCTGGAGCAGCTGTAGGCGGGTTGTTGGTTTATGCTTTTTCTAGTTCTGAGTATGTGGACATCGACATCGAATGAGGACCACCTTCCTTGTGGTGCTTCGCGGGGTGAAGAAGGCTGATATGGCTGCGACGGATCATGCATCGAAGGTTCTTGAGTGGATTTTCGGCGACGAGGAGAAGGTGGAGAAGCTGATGAGCTGCAAGGGTGAGATCGAGGCCATTAGCACCGAGTGTGAGCTGACATTTGAGTCGGAGGACCTTGTGGCCAAGTGCCTAATCGACATCGATGCGACGGCTAAGGCGCAGTTGTCTAAGGTAGGAATCAGCGACTACTTGGCCGAGCGCGACATTAGTCCGCCAGAGTGGAAGCTGGAAAAGCGTCTTGTTAAGTAAGTTAGGTAATTTATAATCTAACTAAAGGCAAATGGCCACGGAAGAAGCTCGTGCTCTGAACAGGAGGGGGACGAATTATAGTCCGAGTGGATATACGCATTTGTCGAGAGTATTTACACCACGTGGTTCGTTACGGCTTTCCACCTTGCTTGAAGTACTTAACCACGTAGGGTCGAGCCTTGAGGAGTACAGGCCAACGCACCCGCAAACCCTACATTTGGTCCAGCAAGGCCCAGGTCAAATATACAGAGTGGATGATGAGCGTGACAGAGATGGTAACCCTCTATGGCCTACCCATCCTCGTCGCCGACGTAATATTTTAATACGAGCGTGGCGGCTCATAAAATCGCTAATTATGCATGGCGCAGGGAGAAGGGAAAATTGGCGGGACCTTAGATGGGGAGGAGGCCTCATTCCTGTTGGCCTGGGCACGGCAAACTATCCTATTGGCACTTACTATCCTTACCAGCAAGGAGGGTATCAACATAACTACTATAACTAAATGAATTTCTTAAGAGACAATTACACATGATTGGTATTGGTGGCGGCGGCGATGGCGGCGGTGGATGGCCACCGGACGATTGGCATGCGAGGGCGTTACGACGCCAAGCATTGCGTAGAATACGAATGCATATACGGAAGATAATGAGGAGAATACGCAGGTTGCTGCAACGAGCAGCTCACATGTCGTCGCAAGAGTTCTGGAATAACATAGCATACATGGCGTCCTTTAGTTACGGGGATGAGGATGATTAAAAATTGCTACCATACTGCTCAATCCACACACCCTCAAAACAAACCCACTCAGAGTTGGGTGCAGAGGCGCGCCATTTTCGCTTACTAGGTGGCTTATACTTTCTTTCTGATTCTGGAGTATCATCCATGGCGAACCCAGTAACACTGTATTGTATGACTACTAAGAAGAAGTTTGATGTCGATCGCCCCGAGGTGGTTGTGCTCAAAAACGGCAGGTTCGCGTATAGGGCGATGTGTCCGACTAAAGGCAAGGACGGCAGGGACCTCTTCGCTTACAAGTTTTGCAGTGGTGAGGCACACAAAGCGTACTTGGAAAGTGTCACAAGTTCCGATGCGTCTACAAAATGCCCATCTCAGCCCGAATCGACCGAGCATACCGAGGAGTAAGGGGCATACAAGCTATTACACCCAAGACGGGGCAGCAGTGGAAGTACAAAGGAGGCTCGGTGCAGCGCGCGCCGAGCGTGAACATAGGTAACCGCTCCTATACAGACCATAAGCATCCAGGTGAAAAGCTGCCACGTCGCTACCAAGAGTCCAACTTCTTTTTGACTATTAACACGAACAAGGCACCCGAAGGCGAAGTTGAGACATCAAGCGCAGTGCAACACTGTAAGCAGATGCTGAATCATCTCTCTAACACACGCACGTTGAGCAAAATCCTGCGATTTGGCCCAAGGGACGAGCACTACGCTAGAGACCGCTTTGAGGATGTGATCGCTGACGTTGACTGGCAATCTAACGTAGAGATAGGCGACCAGCAAGGGCGCGTACACGCCCATGTATGGGTAACTATCAAACACTATTCACAGATACAGATAGACATCCCAATGCTGACAGAGGAGGCTAGAGTTAGTTTTAACGCAGGCCTTCCACTAGGAAGTAAGTTACGGGTGACGAACCCATACGTCAACGTCAAGCTACTGCCACAGAGCGACTTTGCTAACATCATGCGCGGTTACATGCAGAAGGCAATAATCCAATAATCTAACGAGTAAACTAATTTATGGAATCTCCGCCACGACAGCGGCCGATGCCCAGGCACTCACGGTGGCCACTAATCACACCCGATCAGTACCGCCGAATCAGGGAGGATCTTCGAGACCAAGGCGATGCAGTAGCAAGACTTAGGCAATACATCAGAATGGGAGAGCAAGGCGGTGGCGCACACACATTTGACATCAGTGGAGTACATTTGACCCAGGGTGTTCTTAATGTGTATAGATCCATACTGCGACGACTAGAGCACACACGTAGGCAACTAAGAAGGTTTCTTAACTATTATAAAGCAGCGTTTATGGACTACACACTGCCGGCGTACCGTCGGCCTCTGTTGCATCGACAGTGGGGAGAGTGGTCCACCCTGTTACTGACAGCTACTCCACAAAAGCGCGATCGTTCACCAGATCACAAGCCAAGAGCGCGGTTTCCGAGGGGCGCGGAGGGGCTTAATTAGTTTAATCTAATTAATCTCTTATCATGAAGCGCAGCTCTCAACATGTCCCTCGCTTCCCAGTAGTACGCCCCCGCCTGTCGACATATCGCCACCGTAAGCGCAAGACCTATGACAACCGTGACATCGCACACACGTATGTAAACAAACAGGCTATGACCTTCAGCGACACTCCACTTGTGTGGGATAGGAGCGACACTATATGGTACACTATATGGGAAACGCTAAGGGATGCGGGTTGGCGCCTTTACCAGTCAGCCACAGGTACAGGGCGACGCCAGTTTATTGGCTATGCGCATGGTGTGGATAATACCCTCGAGCTCATGGCCGTTTAATAGTTGCTCTTAGGCGCAAAGAGCGACGCGTGGTTGAAGAGCGTCTCATACGAGCCCTTGACTGGCAACTCCTCCGCTGCCCTCCGCCGTGCGTCATACTTGCGCTGCGACGTCGATTTGTTTCTGCCCGTCTGTGTTTGCCAAGCGACTGCCGATTGCCGATAAGCTTGCTTTTGTGCTTCTTCTAGGCGCGTCCACTCACGGTTGTTGCTCAGGCACGTTAAGTACTTCTGCGTGCAGGGGTTGTCTTTTAGCCACTTAATGTAGCGGTTGTTGGAAGTCGTTCTAGGACTGGGAGGGGGTGTCTCCGGGTCATCCTCTACACAGTCAGCCCAGCGAGAGGACATAGCCTTTAGTATACTTCTTAGAATAAACAACTAGCAGCGCGACTCAACGGTCGGCCGCGTGAAGCCCCGCAGCTCGGCAACGACAGCAAGCTCCTTGCCAGTCGCTGGGGGCATCACCGCGCCCTTCGCAAGCGTGCCCGGCTGCTCTGCGTCCTTGGAGACGCTTGCCTCGAACTCCGTGAGCGAGTTCTGCAACTCACCCTGCAGCTCATTCCACTCATCGCTGCAGATCCCGGCACTGGGCGCGACGGGCTTTGCGGCGCGCTTCTTCTTCTCAAACACGTCGTCGTACATCTGTCCCGTGAAGTTGACCAAGCGCATCTCGTTGAAGAGGTTTGGCTCGCGCGTCTTGGCAACGATGAGCAGGTCTCCGCATATGTCGCGCTTCATAATTTTGGACGCGGCGGCGTTGTGCGGCAGGCCGTTGGGCTGCATGTGGTAGAAGAAGACCACGTCGCGCTGCTTGAGCTTTGGCCGCTTCTGTATCTCCTTGGTGAGAAAGGCGTGCGGGTGCCCCTCGGAGCGGGGAAGCATGTAGGGCGTCGTGAGGTAGTTCTCCATCGGGTAGTGCATCCTCTCGACGCCGTGGTTGTTGTACATCTCGCGCGCCGTCGCCGTGTCCTCCTTCTCAGGCGAGAGAATCACCTCGTACACGCCCTTCGGGCTGACCTTCACGCCGGTGATGGGGTGGAGGGCGACGCTCTTGCACGCAAAGGCGTGCATGCTCAGGTCGCCGCCAAAGTGGTCGAGGTTCGCATAGTGAAGCTCCTCAGATGGCGGAATCGCCACCCCGCCCGTCATTTCGAGCACGTGCTGGTTGACCTCGTACGCTTGCTCGGCGGTCATGGCGCCTTGCTTGACCAACTCACGCGCATGCGCGACAACCGACTCGAAGTTGCAGTACGAGCCCTTCTTGGTCATCTTGCCATTCTTGAAGACAGGCATGTATGCGTTCGGCGAGCCCATCGCATAGCCCGTCCAGTCGCAGCTGTAGTAGCACTTGTTGTGCAACTTGCGCTTGCCCATCGTGTGGAGTCGTGTGTGTCGCTCTGTAAGTGGAACTTTCCGTGACATTTCAAAATTAAATTTTAGTCAATGAGGTCGTACAAACGCTGCACAGTATAGTTTTCGTTGAGTGGCCCGTTGCCATTCCGCCGAGAAATTGGCTGGCTTCCATCGTGTCGCCAGCGGGACGGGTCGTACGCTAGATCCGGATTAACGCCCCCAGCAACACTGGCTTCCTTAGACTTACCCACGTTGCCACCACCCTGCAAAGTGTGCATAAACGCCACTGCACCGGCAACCATAATAAGCTGGCCGAGTGTGTCACTCATGTGTAACTTAATCGTGGGAAAATTGATGTACGATTATGGAGTGAAGAGCCTTGCTCCACGAGTGCGGTCTGCCTCGCGCATCTCGGCCTCGATATCACCAACAGACTTCTCGGCCAGCTTGTCCGACCGCAGCAGCTGTGTGATCGATGGCAGTTTCCCAAAGTGCCTAGGGTCCCGTACGTAGCCACGCCACGAGCGGCAGCCAAGGCCGCGTGGATCGGAGTACAACATAGAGTTGTTAATATCACTAACTGCAGGCGTATATGTGGACGGGAAGCTGTTCCTCGACGTTTGCTCCCAATTCTGCAACTCCCTGACTCGCTCTGCGTCGTAAAAGCGGCCGCGATCGGCGCTTTTCATATGTCCGTCGTGGCTATCGTGTATCCACTGCTTGTTTAGGGGCGGGTCGACGACCGTCGTAACACCACCCCAATCAACCCACTGGTCCTGGTTTACTTTACCAGTCGGTGTCTCAGCAGTGTGCATATACTGCCTATACTCATCTGCTTCAAGCTGAATTGAGCCCATGATCTTACATCTGTTTCTCTAGAAAGTCTTTTTCGAGCACTTCCATTGGCGTGGCATCTGCCTCTTCGGGCTTTGGTGTCGGTTGCTCTAAGTGGCGCTGAAACCCCTGCTCATAGATCGTGCCAGTGTTGGCGGCCGGACCACCTAGTACAGCCGGCCGATCTGATGGGGTTTGCATATGTTTCTTTATTGACGTTGTGCCGTACATAAGCACATAAATAGCCGCTAGACCTATGACAGCAATCGTTAGCATACTTTGTGTCAGTTGCTCAGAATAATCTAAAGTGAGAGATAAGCCTTCCATGCCCAACTGGTTCGAAAGATTTCATCACCACAGTAAACCTAAACCACCAGTGTTTCATATGGAGAAGCTAGGAAGGGACAGTGGAATCAACCCATATCCCCCTACATTTGGTGAAGGGATAAAAGAAGCGTTTGGCTTCGGGCATATCGACGAAAGGCTGATTGGCGAGCGCAAGGAGCAGATTCAAGACGCCTTTTCCGACGCCACACTGCAGTTAGAGTGGGAGGAATACAAGAAGGACAGAAGTAAAGATGGATATTATACCTATAACTGGGAACAAGGTGGGTATCACTCCCAAGCTACATGTTCAGATCCGCCGCAAGTAGATGAATTAGGCAACAGCTTGTGTTTTGAGACGTCTGAAGACTGGCCAGATGATGTGAAGGCAGCCTCAGCCGAGATGAATACACTCAGAAACGCAAGATTTGAAGACTTTCGCAAAGACTATAACGCTGTTCGACGCAATTACGAACGCTTCAAAGATTTCCATGGTGCTGTGACCAGTCCGCATGCTGGTGAAGGCAACGTAAAGCCACGGTGTGCGTATGATGGTGGCACTTGCCCGGAGTGGGGCAAATCGTTCCAGTTACACTTTGAGGGCACTCTTCCAGACGACCCGCGCGACCTTAAGGGTGAGGCGCTTGACCGCTTTAACCGATTCATGTTCCAGCAGGCACAAGAAGAGACCCTTGACGCGGCACTAAAACCCATAGGTTTTATCCCCTTTGTGGGACCTGGGATGCAGATGTTGCATGGTGTTTATGAGAATTGGGAAGCTGAGGATTGCGACCTTATTGATGACGAAACAAAGCGAAAGGCGTGCAAGGATGAGCTGCACGCTAAAGCCGATACCGATATCAAGATGGGTGGGGCAATGATGGCTCTTGACACCGTTGTAGAGGCAGGGCTTGGACCGGTCGTTGACGTAGTTGGTAAGACTATAGTCAGACCTGTCTTTGAGGTCGCTGTAACACCTGCCTTTCAAGCAGGTAAAAACTTACTTGCACCTCCACTTAAAGCCGCTGTTGAAAAATTGCCTACGGCTCTAAAACAATTGCCCAAGTTGGGGGGTAACAGCACGCGGGCGGGGTATACTATGATGACTCACGAGACAATAGTTGAGTTGGCGGAGCAGGAGGCAAAGACTTTTGTTGAGCGCAACATTGCGGACGAAGCTGTTGCAGGTGGTGTTAAAGGAGGTGCCAGGGCTACTGCGGACGAAGCTGTTGCAGGCGGTGTTAAAGCAGGTGCCAGGGCTACTGCGGACGAAGCTGTTGCAGGCGGTGTTAAAGCAGGTGCCAGGGGCGTAATAAAAGCCGGTGCTAAAAGGGTTGCTGCGCACGAAGCTGTGGATTTTGCTGCGCACGAAGCTGTGGATTTTGTTGCGCACGACGTTGGTAAATTCAGTCTCAAAAACACTATGAAGGATTCCCTTAGCCTTGCGCCAAAACTCATCATAAAGAGTGCCGAAATTGGGGCATTAGCGAAGTGTGCAAAGAACGATGGACGCCTGGATGTGGGCGCAATACACATTACGTGTTGGGATCCTGAGCAACCGACCGTAATAGACCCACCCAATACGCACCTACCTCACGACGATCATGCGTCAATGTATAACGACGACCTAAATTACAGTCAAGACCCACTGCCTGCAGACGCTGCTGTCAGTGCCGAAAGTGGCGTCGGCTCCGGCTCTTCTATCTTGCTATTCCTTGTACTTGGTGTGGGGGGCTACTACCTGTATCGAAAGCTCACCTGAACAGCCGATACGTACCATACACTGTGAAAATGGCACCACCAACCATGACAGCTGTAGATCCAGCTTGTATCAGAGTCTTCACTGGACCACTCACGTTTAGCCCATCCGTCAGACCCTGTGGTACACTTTTAATAGCTTGCAATGCGGCTTCCCCGTCCTCGTGAAGCGCCTTGAGCATATCTTCCGAAAATTCAGATGCCTTTTTACCCAAGTCGCGCATAGTCTGCTCTGTGCGCCAAATAGCATACGCACCACCACCAGCAGCGAGAACCGGAGTCAAAACTGTAGCAACCGCCACCCCCCTGGCCCGAATACGATTTGCGGCATTGGCCTCTCTCACAATGGCAATCTCGGGAGCAGCAGCGGCTTTAGCTGCAGCCTTCTCCGCAGCACGCGACTCTGTATTTACTGCGCCGTGCGCTGCGCTAGTAGCAGCTGCACGAACATCAGCTCCTGCAACATCAGCTCCTACCTCTGCTGCGTCTCTGATTAAAGGTTTCGCAGTTTTTCGGAACACCCACTTGAACATACTAACACCACCTTAGAACTTATCAGAGGTCGCTGCTTGACTCTGCAACCTTTACCGTGTTGTTCATTTTGCTGAGTGCGTTCGCGATGCGAGGGTCGCCGCTGTTCGCACCGTGGACTGTCATGATCACCGAGCCAAGTGCAAGAGCAAGTCGCATCTCCGGGCCAAGGTACATAGACGACCCGTACTTGATGAGCAGCTCGTCCACGATCGGCTCGAACTGGTCCATGTTGTCCTTAGTGACCTGCCCGAGACCTGTGAGATTGAGGTTGAATGGATTGAAGACATCTCTGTGCACCGCCTCGACAATGCACATTGATCCGTGAAGTAGCATCGGGCCGACACCGCCGCCCTTATCCCCCGAGCCGAGCTGCTTCTCGTAGTAGTGCAGCTCGTCAAAGAGCTCGTCTACCGTTGACTTAGCAGAGATGTTGTTCCTCTTCTTCAGGTGTGGAAAGCGCTCTCTGTATGCCTCGATCCTGTCAATCAAGTACGGCTTGTCGACCTCGAAGGCTGGCGCAGCTGCGGCAGCCGCCGGAGCGCGAGGCTTTGGTGTTGCTTTAGGTGCGGGAGCAGATTGTTGAGCCAGCCTCTGTTCCTTAGCTTGAAGGCGGGCCTCCTTGGCTAACTCTGCCTCAGTGGGTGGTTTAGCAGGCTTTGTGTTCTTTTTAGCCTTCTCCTCTGCCATTCTGGCCGGGTCTAGGCCACCCATCATCATCGGGTCCGAATCTGGGTTCATTGAAACGTTTTAGCTTATACTACTCGTTAGATTTATTGACAACATCACGGAACAGCTGCATATAGCGCCAAAATTTGTCATGCATTTCATCGCGCGCCTTCACTGCGTGCAGCAGGCATGCAAACGAGTGGGCCCAGTTTGTGGGAATGTCTTCTTTTTCAAGCATCTTGACCAGAGCGTACCAGTCTTGGTTTGCGATCTGTACCGACTTGGTAGCAAGTTTCTCCGCTAGCAGGACAGCCTCTAACTCGCTGCGGTCGTCGGCAAACTTCACTACGTCGATTGTTAGGTTATCCTTGCCAACTTCCCCCTCCACCCAGCGCGCCATGTTGCAAAGCTTCGCCTTTAGGAAACTGCCAACGGTCTCGCTCATGTGAAAAGGAACGTTGCGATAGCTACAGCTGAAGGAAGCAGTAGAAAATGTGTGGTGGTAGCGTCTAGCTCTGAGGAGATAAGACTGAAGGGTTTCATGCTTCCATCTTCACGGAAAGCTGCGTTTGGCTTTCCTGAGATGTAGAGGAGCCCTGCGGCGGTGACGCCTGCGACGAACGCGCGGCTGGACGGTTGTGCGAGACCCATTTTGACAAGCATGCCGCGCACGCCGTCGACCGTCTCTACAGCGACCCCTGCACTTGGCGCCGACATCTGATCCTACTTCAGTATTAGAAAGTAGTTTAGATTTCAATCTCGTCTCCATACAGTGCACTTGCATAGTTCCTAGTACCTCTATGCAGTGACAGTGGCTGATCCTTATAGTCGGGCAAAGACCAGTCTGCAGTCTGGCCTGGAAGAGGCCGCTTGCCGTGCTCAGCTGACGCGAAGGGAAGCATAATGTTGCCGCCATTACTATGAATCCCAGTATCCACCCCCCAGTGAAAGGGAGAGAGATAGCCAGCAGTGTATTTGTGATCGACAGACTTCTTCCGCAGGAGATTGGGGCCACTGATCTTGCCCTGATCGCGCCAGTATAGGAAAAGGAGGTCGTCAAATGTGTTGACGCCCCACTGGTCGATCATCTGAGACCTAAGTGCAAATTCATAATCCGTCTTAGTCTGCTGGATGCGACGGTCGACGTACTCGGGGTAGATCTCCATAAGCTTAGGCAGGTTTCCGGGCTTGCGTGGGTCAAAAAAGATGTTCACGTAGCGGTCGAGATCCGCAAGCTCTGCCTGATCCTTCATGCTCTTCACAAAATTGACCTCCTCATCTGTAATTGGGTCGGTGCGAATAACGCCAGGCGTCTGGTTCTTCTCGGACAGTCGAATAGCGTCGCGGACCATCTCCCTCGTCGCAAGGCGCTCCTTCTGCGCAGAAGGGACGCTGTACTTAACTGGCATGCCCTCGGTCAAGTTGTAGTCGATGGGGATATCGCCGGGCCGAGAACCGACCCGCCCCGGTGGTGCCTCCTGCCGACCAGGCATTGCTGGAGTGGCGTAATGCGATCGGTGCGCGAGTTCCGCTGCGGCAAGACCACTGGCATAAGCTTGTCCGACGTCGGGGGGCGTACCCTGCTCACCGGCTTGGTTATACAATTTCATAACACTAGGACCTCCCACATCCATACCCATGGTTGCTTCACAGCACTGGCCTCAGAAATAGTAATCATCAGCAGGAACTAGTGAGCAACTTGAACCACAGATGTAGTTTGTTGACTTTAGCAAGCTCGCCATTCATGTCCAACACCTCTACTGTAAGCGTTTTCAGTGGCTGTGAAGAATTCACTCGTGCCGAGGCGATACCAGAGACGGGGTCGTGCATCTCGTACTCAATCGCGCCAGTCGATCTGTGTTCAGAGTGACCGGTGCTGAGGACTGCGAAGCAGCCATTTGGGGTCGGCTTGTTGCTGATTAAACCCCCCCCGCCTTGCAACTCTTTGATTCGCAGCGTGTAGTAGTCCTGGTTACGTGAACCCCCTATACTGTCGAACAGACCCGAGTCTGAGCTCTTAATATGATACCCGATTAAGGTTATTCTATGCACCGTTCCGATCCCACGATCGAGAGTGAGCTTCAGATCGGTTGTCTTCGGGTAGTTCATCTTGTACACTGGAGCGTGATTGTTAATTGCACTAAGCCTGTTTGCTAGAGTGATTCCTTTCTTCTTTGTACTCGACCACCAGTTGTTAGCACTCGGCGTAGTAACACCATTAGCGGTAGTACCCACGTAGTACTCATCGGTGTTAGGATCCCTAATGTTCGTGTCTGGCAAGTAATTTGGAAGTTCCGTGACGTTAAGTACACTGTTGACTCTGTACATGTATCGGTTCTCCGAAAGTGTACCAGTGCTTGCATTATCAATAAGTGAATCGTCTGAACCGGTACCGATTTGTACTGTTTCACCAGTAGTATTGTGGACCTTTTTGATTTTTTGAATCTCCGTGATCACCACATAGTCGGTGTACCCCGTCAAACCATGATTGGAGTCAAGGGAACCGAGTCGAATTGTATCGCCAACTTGTAGAAGGTCCTTAGTTTCCCCAATGTCGTCTACAAGATTTATCGGTGCGAGCCAGGAGGTCATGTCAGGGCTTACAATGGCGCACTCCCAATCTGAACCGTTTTTGTAGGGATATACGGATTGGACACAGAATGGTTCACTATTAGAGTCTCGTACTACTGTCACGAGAGTTTCGTCAGCCTCGTGCTCGTGATTTGACAGGAACATGGTCTGTTCCATGAATGTTCCACTTGAGTCCCGAGCCATGCACTCTGACAGCTTGGAAAATGCGCCCACACTTCTTCCAATGCAAGTAGCACAGCGGGGCAAGCATGCAATGCTGGTGGTCAGTGGTCAGGGCGATGTGGACGCTGCTTTTGCTGACATGGAGCACCTACTTGCTGTCGATCGAGATGCCAGCAAGTGCGACAGTCGCGTATGTGCTGACTGCGGCAATGGCGAGTTCGTCTACTGTGGGTCCGGTACTCCACACCCCGGATCCCGTGTCTGTACAGCTTGCGGAGTGGTGCAGAATGGCAACATATACTTTGAAACTATGTATGGCAAGTTTGTGCCTACTCGGGGAAGCAATTACAAGCGGATCCACCACTGGCATGAGCGAATTAGTCAGCTCCTCATTCACGAATCTCCTATCCCGCGCCACGAGATGCAGCTCATTGCTGAGAAGCTATGTGACGGCACGTACCAAGTTCTCAACAAGGACACGATTCGCACAGTACTCAGATCTCTGAATCTGCAGCTCTACATCGAGAAGTGGCTGCAAATCATCTACCGCCTCACAGACATACGACCACCCTGCCCTGGCCCGCTGCTGATACAGCAGCTGGACACGATGTTTCACGAGCTGCAGCGGCCATTTGACTCCTTCAAGATGGAAGGCCGCAAGAACTTTCTCAATTATAACTACGTCTTCCGCAGACTCTTCCAGGCGATTGGATGCCCCAAGTTCTCTATGTTCTTCCCATTGATCAAGTCGCCAAGCAAGCTACGCCACCTCGACAAGATGTGGGAGGCGATGGCTAAGAGCCTAAACTGGGACACTACACCCCTGCTACCGGTGCCTTGCTTCTCTGTACAGCTTGCAGACCCATCGTCTTCACTAGCGCGCTTAGCTTCGCAACCCGAGCCGCAAAGTCCGGTTGAGCGCTCAATACAACCCCCCCGAAAATTATACCATGCGTCGGATCGGATGAAGACATTCGAGGCGCGATCGTCGAAATCGCCGCGCCCGTCAAGCCCGCTTGCACCAGAGCTTCAAAAGTTAGGCTTGACGCGGAAGCGCCTTCGGTGAATCTGGGGATGACCATTTCGACCAGAGCGCCTATCAAGGTGCCGGCGACGGCTTGTGTCACAGCGACCTGAATAGAGAGGGCAGTTGACATGTGTGTTTACTAGCTAGAAAAATCTAAGTGTGTGGTCTGTATGAACAAAGCACAGAGAGCCAGGGTAATATTATATCATCTGCTTGAACGGCGCCGGCATGATGTCCTTAACAGTTACGAGGCGAGACGTCCCCCCCGTTCCTTGCTGTGGCGGGACGTCGCCGTCGTCCCCGGTCATCGCGCTCTGCCAATATTCCTTACTGCCCATCGCAAACTCACCGGGGTCGACGGCCTTCCACCACGAAAATAGCTCCAGGGGGTCAACCATCTTCTCGGGGCTGGTGTCGACGACCAGTATCTCATTGTCCTCAGTGTAGGCGTCTAGCATTTGATTGAATGCGTCTTTAGTCAGCGAGTCGGCGAAGTCCTCCCACAGAGCCTCGCGCTGCCTCTGCTGTGCGCACTTGAATAGAAACGCGTAATCTGTGTTACCACGGATAGTGGGAGTTATTGCCTTAGCATACTGCGTTGTAATCATCACAAAGAGTCGGTAGTGACGCCCAGCAACGAACAACTCCAGGAGGTTTTCGTCGTATTTGAGCCGCTGGTCCGAGATCACGTCATCCAGCAGTATAAAGAAGGGCGCCTTCTTATTCTTCTCCTCTTCAGTGAGGGAGTTGTCGTTAAGGATATCTTCCTGCCTCTTGAACACTGCGTCGAGAATCTCAGGTTCGTATTTCGGGTAGATGTACTTTGACGGAACATACTGCTGCCAGAACTTGTTTAGTTTGTCGGTTTGCGAAATGACAATCCCAGCCGGGATCTTGTCCCGCATGAGGTACATGATGTTCCGAAGCAGCCACGACTTGCCCGTGCGACGCTTACCGATCGCAACAATTGTGGCGTCGAGCTTGATTTCCTCTGGGTCAAACTCTAGTAAATCGGGAAGACAAACCTCAGCGTACAGGTCAGATGCTAGCACAGGCATCGTGGCGTGTTTGCCATATGTAGTAGTCGCACGGGGCTGCTGTGCGGCGGCCGCCGGAGCCTGCTTCGACGTCGACACTCTCGGGTTCGTCTTGCGCTCCGCACCAGAGCTAGACTTATAATTTGGTGGGTTACTCATCACGTAACGTGGGTTAGAATCTATTCTAAAGATATGAATGATATGATCGACATCGTCGTGTGGGTCATCACCCCAGCTATAGTAATCATGGTGTATTCCGTACTGCTCATCGCGTGTTTAGAGATTAGGTCAAAGCTGATCCGGATGCAACATGAGAAGACAGAGTGGGCCGTCGTGACACACCCAGACAAGTCGTGGTGTGTCGTCAGGTTGTAAACTTTCTCATCTAAATAATGTAATGCCGGTGACTCTTCTGGCGACCTCGTTAGAGAGGAAGGGCTTTTCGGACGTTACGTCGGCGACGGATCTAGGCGAGTACCTTGCACACGGCATTTTTATGGCCGGTGAATTCTCGGCCCATGCTCGCTGGGTGTCTGGAAATCTTGCGTCAGTAAATGACTTGATAATCTTTCAACAAGACTCGTGCCTCTATCGAACAAATTGCACCTTTGTGCCGCCACTCAACGTGCTTGTCACACTGAAGGTCGCTACTCCGGATTGGAATGTAATATTTCCTACTAGACCAAGGATATATACCCTGCAATTTAACAGGGCAGAGGTTGTACAAGAGAGCCTGGTCATTGGTCTCTCTGGCCATGTTTCAACTTGGCCTGCGCAAGCTTGGATTAAGATGTATGTTGACGAAACGGTACCTGGTTTGACACCTAAAGATGACCGGTTACACCTAAACTTTCCCCAATTGAATCATACTGTTCATCAGTACCTCAAGATGAGTGGTGCCTTTGACTCTGATAGGCCCTTTTGGAAGGACAGAAACACCAAGATGGATGAGTTCCTAGAGTCGCAACGCGAGCGGAAGCACATATGCACTCTAACCAATCAACAAAGAGTCAACTTCACTTGGAACAATAACTTGGCGGTGCGATATAGTCTTAACCCCCTGACAAGTGCAGACCTCCTGCCCAGCCAATCGAACGGATGGACCATCTTCCGTAATTGGAAGCTGCTAGATGGCGAGAATCTCATTGAATATGACTCGGGAGGAGTCCAAGATCTCGTAATTCAGGAAACTGGAATCTACGAGTTGCACTTCAACGTTTTCTTTTACGCCGAAGAGTTTGCATATAGCGCGTCGAACCGATTTACATTTAACACTAGAGAAGGGCCCGACGGGCTGGACGCTGCCATTGCTGCCTATTTGAGTACCGATACAGTTACCTCGGGTAATGCTGCGAATCAATATGGACTCATTCATACCTGGAACGTTAGCGCCATAACTAATTTTGATAATTTGTTCGACGGATATGAGACATTAACGGATATCGCTTTGCAAGAAATCGTTGCCGGCGAGACTCACTGGGATATATCGAATGTGAACAGCTTCATTGATATGTTCGCAGGCTTGCACAAATACGGCGTTGATACTGTCCTCGCAGTTAATGCCGCCTGGGACGATAATACTGCTTGGTCTCAAACCAATGCTAACCTGCGAACTGCTCCGTTTGAGACACGCCAGCAGGTTGTCGATGCTATCGATCTTTGGAACCTTACAGGCACTACTTATATGAATACATATGGTAATATCAATGACTGGGAGTTTGAGTCCACCTTGACGGACTTCAGTGGTCTCTTCTATCGCGAGCCAACCCCCCTCACCAACTTTGATGAAGATATCAGTGGCTGGGATGTCTTAAATGTGACAAACATGAGCTCAATGTTTAAGGGCTGTTCTAGCTTCAACCGAGACATATCTGGCTGGAATGTCTCAAGCGTGACAAACATGTCATCGATGTTTGAGGGCTGCACAGGCTTCAGGCAGAACCTCCAAGATTGGGCAGGTCCCACACCAGGAGGTTCGCCGCCTCCTTCGCCATCGTCAATCTCGAATGTGACATCCTTTACCGATATGTTCAAGGGCTCTGGTCTGTGGGACGTTGATCTTGTTGTTGCAATTAGTTCCAATTGGTACCTACGCACGGGGGCAAACTGGCCGTACTATAATACCGGCTCTAATTGGTCTCAAACCGCTGCTAATCTGGTAACTGCTCCGTTTAGGACACGCGATCAGCTCATCGCTGCTATCGATCATTGGAACGATTCGAGCTCGGTGGCTACAGAAACATATGGCTCGATAACCGCCTGGGAGTTTGAGCCCATCCTGACGGACTTCAGTGGTCTCTTCTATCGCGAGACATCCCCCCTCAACACCTTTGATGAAGATCTCAGCCTCTGGGATGTCTCAAATGTGACAAATATGAGCTCAATGTTTGAAGGCTGTGCTAGCTTCAACAGCGGCCTTAGTCTCTGGGATGTCTCAACCGTGACACTCATGAGCTCAATGTTTAAGGGCTGTTCTGGCTTCAACCAAGACATAAATAACTGGGGCACTAAGATCTCAAGTGTGACAGACATGAGCTCAATGTTCGAAGGCTGTTCTATCTTCGACAATAACTTAAGTAGCTGGCTTGTCTCAGGTGTGGTAAACATGAGCTCAATGTTCAAGGACTGTGAGGTGTTCACCGGCACTACGGGGGGGTCAATAGAGTTCTGGGTTCCTTCAAGTGTGACAAACATGTCATCGATGTTTGAGGGCTGTGACCTGTTGGATTTCCCGATTAATGCTTGGGGTGGTATCAAAGTTGGCAATGTGGTGGCGGGAGGCTTTAATGATATCTTCAAGGGCTTAACGTTCGACATTGCTACCGTCATTGCAATTAATATCAACTGGAGCCTTAGTAATAGCAATTGGTCTCAAATCGATGCTGCACTGACAGCTGCGCCGATTGTGACACGCACTCAACTGGACAGTGCTATTAGTACTTATATGGCTAGTCCAACTTTTACCCCTGCTATTGACACTTGGACGTTTAGTAGCGATCTGAAGGACATGAGTAATCTCTTTAGTGGGACTAACTTTAACGGGGATATCAGTGGCTGGGATGTCTCGAATGTGGAAATAATGACCGAGATGTTCAAGGACTGTACGCTCTTCAACCAGAGCCTTGCATTATGGGATGTCGGAAACGTGACAAACATGGAATCGATGTTCGAGAACTGTAATTCAATGGACGTTACAAACCAAGAATCTTTGAAACACTGGAATGTTTCAAGCGTTGGGGTCTCAGCGGTCAACAACAGTGAACTGTGGAGCGTTGATTATTGTTTTAGCAGCAGTAACTACACTACAATTGTGTCTGGTGACGATAGCGGCGATGAATACGATCCAGTGGGGGTCTATGAGACTTTAACTAACCAAGTCGGCGTATGGAACAGAACGACCCAAGTTGGGTCGGCCATGGATTATGCTTGGTCATCCCCGACTCAGTCGGGCACAAATGCGAAATACGAGATAAATGGGCTTGATTCTTGTTTAATAGATGATAGCCACCCTCCTCCCGCGCTCATAGTGGTCTACAAAGCAAAAACAAACGTTGACTTCGTCTGGAACATAACCAATGCGGATCACCAATGCTTCAGTCCGGAAGGGCATCATGCCTCAACCAATAGCGGACTAAACCGGTTTCAGAAGACGAATGTAGGTTATGAAGTTACGTCGATTCACAGTAATTACTTCCCTGGACCAATGCTAGGCGAGTTTAGAAACCTTCCCCCAGGAACATACACAATGCGCTGTTTTGGCCAAACACATTCAAACATAAGTGTGCCAGTACACAATAGCGACGATGGCAAAACAATAGTCCCTAACATTGGACAGTTCAGTACAGGAGGTCAGACAGCGAGTCCAACGGCGACCCAGGCCTACGTCGACTTCACTGGTTTATCGCCCGGGGCAACCGCCTACTCAACGTCGGATGCAATCGGCTTTCAACTGGCACCCAAAACGGGTCAAACTGTCCACTCCATGGGCGGTGTGCAGCTAAAACGAGTATTCCAAGTCTCCAGATTCCTGGACATGTTCAAGAACTCTGCATGGACTACTAACGCCGTGAATCAGATTATTGACGCCGCATGGGGAGATACCATTACCCTTAACAGTAATACCAATTTGGTTCATGGTAATGCGAACTGGTGGAGAAACGAAGCTAAATTATTAATAATCTGAGTAAGTAATAGACACAAATGGCTACCTCCTTAGAGAACCTAGCGGAGTATAATATCGGAGTCGCGTTTCAAGCGCAAGTCAACGGTGTGGGTCAGGGCCCGGTTCAGATCTCTTATGCGATGCTAAAAGACAATACATCTCAGTCCTCAGACAACTCAGCACCAAAGCGAGTGCGTCTGCAACTGAACAAAGGCGACAAATTCGGAGTGCAGGTGGCAGGATTCGCAGGTGGCAGGAACAATAACAATACTACATTTACTCTCGACGTCGAGGCCGACAAAGGTTTCGTGACAGCACCGGCTGGCAGGAGTATTTTGACACTGAAGCGCATAGCATGAATTTCTTTTCTGGTGAACTGTTAGCAGTGAATGTTGGAAGATACGGGTGCATACACGCGCACCGACCCGAAGTGGCAGCAGCAGCAGCAGCAGCAGCAGCAGGCGGACTCTGGTGTGTGTGATGAGTGTGCGAAGCGGTGCACGCGGCGAAAAATGGTCATTTCGTTTTTAGTAGAAGCAAGTATTAAAATAGCACACATAGTAAAGGGAGTCTTTAGCTGAAGGAGTAATGGAGCCACCCGTTGGGAAGATAAGGATAGGAGGCGGTCGTTGGTGCTCCATTAGCGGCCGCTTCGACGTTAACACCGAAATCGACTACACCAGCATAGAGATCGTTTGCATTCAAGCCGGGTCCACACTTGAACCGTACAAGACCATTGGTAAAGGTGCCAGAAAGTAGCTCCACGTAATCGTCATAGCTGGGCGGTGTGTTGCGTTTAATAGATATATTCGTACTCGGAGCATACTCAACCAACTCGTAAGAGACTAGGGCAGAATTTAATCCTTCACGTCTTACTAGATATATTCTTAGCACAGCGTCTCGTGTAACAGAGCTCTCTGTTACAGTAGGATACGGGTCTATTTTAATGTAGTAGTCTCTCGCCCCACTAAGCCACGTATGTGCAGTCGTACTTGTAATGGACCAATCAAAATTTATAGGAGTGGCCCACTGGGCTTGGGAGGAGGAGTAGTCACTAAGTGGTATTCCCTCCGGAAGGCCCCTGTACACTAGCATATTGCTGACAGCTGACGACTGTATACTCGCGGCAGTACGACTGCAGCTGACATGTCCATTGAAGTGGTTCGAGATGCGACGTACCCGCAGGCTGCTCCGGCCAGGTGGGGAATAGACCAATGGTGCACCAATCGAGGCAAGTGTTCCTACAGCCATTACTCGAATCCTATCCTCATGACCACACTGGGTAACGGTACTCACGCTTGTGGAGCCCATTCTTACGTTCCCAAACATGAAGCAAGTAGATACTGGGCCAATCCCGGTGTAGGCTGAATAATGAGGATCAGCGTGGTTATGACGCGAAATGAATATCTGTGTGGCGATCGTTTTCTCGGTCCCCACTGACTCAGCTGACACCCAATACATGTCAGCCTCTATCTCGTAGACGCCTGGCTCTTTAATTTCCAGGTACGACTCTGATGGCTGTATACTTCCTGTATTATTGAGGACTGTACGCGAGTATGCGGCATTATTAATGAGTGGAGTAGCCGATTTTGCATATTCAAAGCTACCGGCGTCCTGATCCGGTAGTGTTGAGTCAATTGGTGTCACGTTGTGCCAGGCCGTTAGGTTTGGCAGTTGGTCGTTCTCTAGTGTCACGTTGGCGGAATTGTCAGCTGGTTGGTTGACGTTAGGAATGGTGTCTTGATTAACTGTCACGCTTTCAGCTGTGATATCCTCTAGTGCATCGGTAATGCCCCGATCGGTGACGAGAAACTGATAGTCGTTACTTTCAGTGTTGGTTGTCACTTCCGTGTCAAGATTGCCGCCTGCACCTGCCACTGAGCTTCCGTCGGGAAAGACCACCTGGTTAACCTGCAGCACTGTTTGTTGCGCTGTTCTTCTCTCTTGCAAGTTGTGTAAGTGCCGACGATTCCTGCGACGATGTATGCCAGGGAACGAAAGCATTCTTCTTACGACAAGCCTGGGAAAATTGTAGTCCACAGTCGCAGGTTCTCCTTCTGCGCAGCTGCACTACTCTCTTGTGTGGCGGTCATGTGTCGGTAACGATTCACAACGCCATTTGAAATAATAAACAGTGCGGCCACACTTGCAACTACAGCAGGTGCGTTCACCACCACACTCATATTAAACTAGTATTAGAAAAGATCCAGTTTGCTGCACCCACTGCTGTGTCTATCTTAAGAAACTGTGAGTTTCCAGTCGCTGCATAGGCCGCCCACAGCGCGCCGTGAAGGGGCCTCTCCTCCTTCCACCACGACGGCCCGCCAAACACACCCTCATCGCCGTTCTCGTACCCTAATAGCCACCTGCCGCCTATTACAGCCGCGAAGGCGCGCAGAGTGGCGTCGTCCCCCTTGCTGCTAAGGTACGACCTCAGTGGGATGCATACACCCCAGAAAAGTGCGCCACGTTGCATCGGTGTTAGCATCAGTGCATTAATATCTCAGATATTCTTAATCTACTGGATCAAACCGTGTTTGCGGTACTGAGCCTCCCTCACTTTCGCCATCTGATCCTTCGCCTGTTGGCTCCCCTTCATCGGACGAGATGACTTCGTCGTCGTCGTCGTCGTCGGTGACGTGCACGACGATTTCGACTGCTTCTGTTGCTGCACTGATGATCGACTCTGTGTCTGATTCTGAGGCATCCTCAGTTGCAACTTCAGAATATGCGACGTCCTCTTCCTCCTCCCCTATGATGCTATCGCTCTCCGTATCGTCTACATCCGAGTCAAAGCACGCCGCCTGCAGCTCCTCTGGTGGCACATCGCCAAGAAGCTCCTGTTGGTACCACTCGTCCGTCTCAACGTACTCTTCCCAGTATGTCTTTGGTGATGCCCGACGCTGTCTTTTAGACCTGCCGTCCCATGATATCACATTTTGAGTGTCAATCCAGTCCATCTGCTGCATACTTATACTAACATTTTAGAATCTTTGCAGTCTCACATTCGCGGCGGTGCTGCTCATATTTGCGCCCACCAGGCGCCCAGTCGTAGGGCGCGAAGCGCTCCTCCTCGAGGCGCTTTTCATATGCCCGAGCGACTCTTAGTTCTGATGCGACGATCTCCGGCGGAAGGGGTGGCGCACCGCTCTGTATGCCGTAGTAGTAGATGTCAAACACACCCACCTCGCGCGTGCCTCTAGCCCCATATTTGTGCGAATGCATACACAAGCGAGTATTCTCGTTCGTCTCATGCCACGGCTCGTTCCAATGGCGTGCTTGGGTCTCAAAGTTGTACCAGCACGCCTCGTTGTATAAGATAGCAAGTCGCTTCGCCTCCCGCTTCGCGTTCCTGTACTCTTTGTCGAGCTCGTAGTACAGGACCTTCCTCAGCCTCGCATGACCCCTTAGTCCACAACACATCGGACAGCCCCCCTTCTCGAACGGGTCGATGTCCGAGTTCCATGAACCCATGCCTGTACACCCAGGCAAGCAGTAATGTGAGCAGCATCACTCAGGGGCCAGAATATTGTGGCCTAGCTCGAGCTTAAGCTTGACCTTTGCCGGCATGCAAGTGTGGCTTAAGACTACTAGAGTGAGAGTTGTCGCGACCGGCAGGATGAAGTAGAGCATGCTATTCGTGTATGAGAATAATGTGTATCTTATTATTTCTTATTTTTAGACATGATGTTGCAAGAGGAGAGCGCCGTGTATCGGGGCCTGTATTTTCTGCTTTTTACGTGGCGGCCACAACGCCGGAGGGCTATTAACGCGGCCATCGCGCAAAAAGGCTTGCGGTGGGTATCCGCTGCTCGCATCGGGCGCGCGATCCGGCGCAAGCTGCAGCGCGTTTTTGAAAGAGAAGAAGGAGAGGAGCGGACATACTGTGGCAAATGCGGCGTGCCAAATAGAGGAGTTACATTTCGCGGCAGTTGTCCAAAGTGTTCAAGGCGCATTGTTCCGGGTAGGCAAAGCAGATGGGGAGGACCTTTGTACTGGGGGCAACGGAGCAGCCACCTTAACCACCGGCGCCACTACGCCTCCTCTGACGACGACGACGAGGCACCAATGTACCGCAGTCTATGGTAAAAACTCTATTTCTATTGATTTTCTATGAATACCAGTACAGAAGCTGCAGCCATCGACCCGTAGAACTGAGGCAGGTGACAGCTAAGTGTTTTACGACATGGACACATCACCGTGATGTATAGCGCGAAAGCGAGTAGTGCACTCACAATGGGCTGTGATCGCATAGCTCAGAGTATAAAATAGAAATTTGTTGCTCCATTGTGCGACCTGCAAGTGCAGCTGCGCGCTCCTGCGGAAGCATCCGGCAAAGGTGATACGTCTTTGCCTTATGTCTGAACTCCAGCCACAACTCTGCGTGGTTTTTGTCGCAGAACCAGTGTTCGACTGGCCCATCGACGAGCTTGAACAGCTTCTTCTTCTCAGAGATCGAGCAGCACCACTGACAGTGTGACGTCAGCTGTGACTTGCTCGGCTGACGCGCACGGTGTGGTAGAGTGACCATCTTTATGTAGAACTTTCATGGAAATTACAGAACAGGTTTACCAATAATGGGCATCGTGAATCCACCCCTAGGCATAATGATACGCATCGCTAGACCACCCGCAATACCCGCCGCCGCGTTGTAAGCCAACTGCCTATCAAAGTCGGGCGTGTACCTGCCCTTACAGAAGGCATCCATAGCGACGCCCGCGAGCGCAAAGTGCGTATACACGCCAAACGGGAGTGCCGCATCCGTATTAGTGAAAGCCATGAGAGCACCAGCTGCCGCAGATTTGTACATGTTACCACAGTCAAAATACTGACCCACGAGGGGAATGCTGGTCAGGGACACCGTCATAACGACAAGGGTCTAGAAAAATCTTCCAACAGTAATAGTGAATATGTCAAACCACCGTCAAGTCAATCACCTAACAGCGCAGCTTAGCAATCAACTTAGCGGTGAACTGGACGGATGGTTTGCCAGGTTGCAAGACAAGTATACGCCACATGTCCGTGCGCAGCGAGAGGCATATGAGGCACAAATGCAAGCTCATCACGCATACATGGCTCAACAAGCGGTCGCAAAGCAGAACAAGGAGTCATATGAGGTCACTCAAGAGCGAAACCGCGCGAACCACAAGAAGCGTCTCTCTACTAAACCTACTAAACCCCGCTCCGGTCAAACTGAAGCATCACGCCCTCGATCCTAGGGAGAGCACAATTAGGAGAGTCGAATTGAGCGACCTCCTCGGCTGCTTGAGCACGCCTCGCTTCTAGTTCGAGTTGGCGCTCCTTTGGAACTGCAGCATTCATGTCCCCGAAGGTAAGAAAGCTGTCGGGCTGAGCTTGGGTCCCTCTAATTTCGGCTGAAGTTACGCCGTCGGTTGCTGGCTTAGCCACGTCATAGTATTCATCCACCGCCTGGTCGAGGCGGCTGACAAGCTGCGTGTTTTTGTTGAAGAGATAGAGTGCTGCGGCTCCAAGTCCAATTACCCAGGGACTCATCTATAAACTAAAGATAACCCTGGTCTAGAAAGAGTGCGCAACTCGCCCGGCTGTGTGAACTGCCATATGTGAGCCGAGAAATCTGCAATTGTGCCTAGCTGGAAGAATGCGCCTCCAAATATCTCCCTGCCAGATCTAAGATACTCGTTGTACATAGACTCTAGTTCGGTGTACCACTCTTCAACAAACGTGTGAAAAAATTTAATCGGAGGTCTAACTGGCTCCTCCACATGCTCATCGCTGTTGGGCGAGTCGTACTGAGCATCATCAGCATGAGAGCCGTAGAGTTGATCACCCTTGAAGGAGGACATCGACAAAATCTGGCACTGCAGTAGTTAGTTGGTTGGAATAAGTGTCGAGGTAGTACATGAGCAGCAGGAGAGCATCAGCGTAGTCATCCTGCTTCTTTGCCGTCTGAAACTTGTCTATGAGGCCACATGACTTGAATGTTTTGGGGTTGTTCGCGACAAATTGCATCGCCCACTCCACCGCCTTGCGTTTGTTACCGGCGTAGTTCTTGGTACTAATGTCATAGTGCACCTTGACAGAGCGCGGGCTGACACGCACACAGTGCTCGAAGAAGAGCGCCTCGAACACACTCTCTATGATGCGCATATTCATCCGCATCTGTTTCTCTATGACGAGGGCGAAGAGGTCATCAAAATAGGGCTTGAAGCGGTGGATGAAGCTGCGCACGTATGTCACGTTGTGTTGTGGCAAGTACCGCCCCTGCGGGCATAGGTCAATATTGGCCCACTCTATTATCTTTGCACATCTAAAATCAAAAATGCAGACGCCAAGATTCTTGACGCCCACGTCTATTGCTATTATGTAGCTCATAGAGCAATTTACACACCTTTTAGAAAGAATCAGACACTCGCCGAGTCATCAGTCGACTCCCCGGTGTTATGGCGCTTGCTCGGAGCGCCCTTCTCACAGTCTAGAACAAACAGCTGCGACCCAGAGCAACTGAAGAGGCTGCACGTGCAGCCGTTTCTACGTATCATCTTAATTAGTATGACTGCGGTGGCTGCGATCAGACCAGTAATGCCTGTCGCTTCACCGAGTGTGGTGAGTAAGTGTAGTACTTGGTCGTCCATGACACTAACAGCTTTAGATAATCTACGCAAAGCTGGTAAGCGCGCGGCCGTCCTTAATCTGCAGCCAGTTGTAATAAACGGCATACACATCGAGCGTGTGATCTCCACTCATGGTGTTTCCACCACTGTCCTTGCCGAGCTCGACGGTCAGCTTGGCGTGTGACACCTTTGAGAAGTTGACGGCGCCAGCCGGGTTCGAGCCCTCAGGGTTGAGGGAGAAGGGATAGACGATGATCTCCTTGCGGTCCAACAGTTTTGAATCAGCGGCATTACTGTGGTTGTTCGACGTGTTGCTGTGGAGCATGGGCATGAGGCGATCCTGGATATATCTCTTGTCGATACCAGAGCTGAGCGACGGGTGGCGGTCCTGTCCGTTAAGTGTGAGCTGGAACTTTGTCATGTGGCCCTTGTAAGTGTAGAAGTCGCGCGTGTCCTCGTCACCGGAGGTGAAATCGTCATTCTTGCGCAGGACCATGATAAGCTCACTAACGGGGTGCAGGAAGGAGAGATCCATGGACACCTTGGTATCACTGTCCTTAACAACCTTGCTGTCGTGGTGCCAGAGCTTAAGCAGGCGGACGTGCTCCTTGTTCATGAGCGTGCTAGCCTCAGGGCCGGTAACGTGGATGTAGTGGCAGCGCAGCTGTGCAGTCTCGATGTCAGCATCCACGTTCTTCGCTTCAATGTCAGCAGTTGAAGCCACGTTAGTGTCAGACGAGTAAATCAGATCGTTCTTTTGACGGAAGCGGATCGTGATGCGCACGTCGTTGCACCCCGCGATTGCGGCCAGTGGAAAGTACTGCGACGGGTGCTTCGTGAAGAAGAGGCCGAGCGGGACAATGAAATCTGCCCCAGGTGAAACCAAGGTACTAGCATTAATAATACTCAAATCTGTAGAGCCAGAATGATCCTCAGCAATATTGCCAACGATGGACGTGTAGCGCGACTCATCGTCGCGCATCAGCTCGTTGATAATGTCGAGCTGGTCACCGGTGATCTTCTCAATGTCATGCGAGCCGACGGAGAAGGTGATCTGGTCGATGCAGGCAAAGCCAAACTTCTTGACCCACGAGGCATGTGTATTAGTGGGCGAGACTGCCGGAGGACCTGATGAAGCGACGACGGCTCCAGTTGTGGCAGGCTTCATCTTAAGCACAAGGTCAACTGGACCGAGCAGGTCGGCAGCCTTGGGGATGACGAACTGGACAGTGGAGCCGAGCTTGGCAGTGTTCTGGGAGTCGACGTCGCGCAGCTCCATCTGGAAGTTAGAGGTGCGAACGTAGCCGACGTTGGTGAAGTAGGAGCGCGAGTTGTCATACAGAAGCGCGTCCTGCGGACCCTGATTAATCTGAAGCTGCGGCATGTTTTCTACTGCTAGATGTATTCAGAAAAAGCCTAAGCCACTGTGTGGGCTACTAGATTCACTCCCGGACTCTCACTCGCCTCCTTCACGTACTGGGCCCTCTGTTGGCGGTACACTTGCTCCAGGCTCCGACCTGTCGGCCAGCTCTTCAGAACCGTGTTCACTGGCGTGTCCACCCAAATCTGGTGGCTCGCCGGGTGATTCCAGTCGCTCGCGTTGTGCTGGCCCGTCGTCAGGCTGCTGTTCGGGTGGATTCCGCGCTTTACTAGATCCGACCCCCTCTGCTGGCGGCTCATCTCGTAGAGAACTAGAGCCCCGAGACCTAGCGCTGCGACTCCTGGCGCGCTCGACATTTAGTCGCATCTGATAATTGGAATTTTGCAAAGCCATTCTATATTGCATCTTAGAGTGTTCCAGTCTTGCGTCTCTTAGTTGTTGCTGTAGGTCGTCTCTTTCCTCAGACACTGTAGCAAGATGCTGCTTCTCGCGCGCACGGAACTGCATCGCCCGCTCAAACGTCGTGTGGTGAGAAGGGTTGAGTTGCCGCTTCAGGTCCTCGATGTAGCTTCCACTTGAACTCCAGGGCACTGGATCACCCGCCTCAAGTTTGTGTAGCGCGGCTCTGAACCTGTCGTCCATGCCTGTTGTGATGATACTCAGAAATTACTCTCCCGGATGCTTCGGATCCCAGCCGAACTTATAAACGGTGCTGGGGCTTCCCGCGGTTGGGGAGGAAACGTAGCCCATCTTCGTAGGGGTAGGTCTGCTAAAGGCATAGGGCGCATTGCCCTTAGCCGCGTCAGACCCTTTGTCAGCAAAACCGAACCTAGGCAACTTCGTGGCTGAGCCTGTTTTACTGGTGTTTTCTGCTGTGTAGCCCATCTGGAACAGTTGCTTCGGCTCCTTCCATGTCCGCGCTTCTGCCCCACTGCGCTTCTTACCCTGCTCATGCCATGTCCGCGGTTGTGTCCCACGGTGAAACCGTGAAGGTATGCCACGGAGGATGGACTCCTTCCTCACGGTCTTCGGATCTGCCTGAAGAAAATGGTACTCGCCCTGGTCTACTAGTCTTTGCGCCGGCGTACGCTCATAATAAGCATCAAGGCGCTCGCCTGGACGGTTTGGTCGTCGTTTCTTGTCAGCGTATGGCTCACTATACAGAGGATCGCTTGGCCCGTCTGCCTTTGTTGGTCGAGATGGCACTGCTCGTTTATCGCCGGCAATATTTACGCTCTCGGGGGGGCCGATGGTGACATGCGCAAGTTTCATAGAAGGAGTAATGACGAAGTCTGAGCCTTGTGGCCTGGGCTTGACATTGCCATCAGCGTCTAGATCAGTACGATACATGAATTCTCGGATCAGAGCATCCGACCATTGCTGCTGCACGCCAGCGTCCTTACCGAAGGTGCCTCGTTTGATATGATCGTCTACGATTCTTTTCATATCAGCCACAGCCTTGGTTTGCATTTCTTGATATGCAATTCCAGTCTTCTTTGATAAGTCGTGACTTTGGCGTGCGTACTCTTCTGCACTAGTAAAGAGGCGGTCAGCGAAATCCTTCAGACCGGCGTCGGACATTTGTACTTGACCTACTGTCGGTGCCGTCCAGTCGTCGAAGGCTTTCACTAGGATACCAGAGTCTATGCTAAAGTATGAATCAACTAGAGCATAATACGCATCGTCACCATACGTCGGTAAGACCTGTGCTCCCACCTCTGACGACGCATCGTCATCTAACGTCGGTAAGACCTGTGCTCCCACCTCTGACGATTGTTCTTCTTCCTCCTCGTCTCTGGCACTCCCGTAATCCGACAAGACATCTTCAGCCAAGTCTACTGCATCCCCAGCCACCCCCAAAGCCGCACCTGCCGCCACATTCACCACATCCTCCGCGACACGCTCGACTGCACCGCCAGCATCTTCAACAGCGTTTTCAATTTGTACTGTTGCTGGAAGTGCGACTCGACGTTCCGCTGGAGGTGGAGGTATGTAGGTGGGCCCGGAGGAGGGTGCGTTGTCGGGGGTTTCATCGTCAACGCGGTTATTAAACAACATCAAATCCCCCGGATCGTCGTCGTCGTCGTCAGGGTTGAATGGCGGGGGGCCAGGGGGGTCAGATCGATTTACCTGCATTTGGTTCGGCCAAGAGTCACCATCTGGCGGCAAGTTAAACCCACGAGAGCGGGTTCCTATTTCGTGATCATAGTCTGTGGTAGATGCTGGCGAGAGCTTAACTGGTCGCTTCTTTACCCAGTGCTTGAAGTACATCCACGCCTCCTTAAGGTTCGATGGACCATACTCAGCCAGGATGTTCATTTGCAACTCGGCTTCATCCCTCTTAATAGCCTGCTTGCGAAGGTGATCACGCACTCCGTCCAAGTGTGTGAGCTGCCTCTTGCCCCACTGCGTGTGGTGCCAGCCATCCATCGGTTGGCCAACTAGTTCCCCCATCACATGCCTGCGAACAGGTGCTCCAACCTCATTCGTGTAGAGGTCATTACCAGGCTGATTAGCGTGGTGTTTGCCCTGCAGCCAGTCTTGAAATTCAGCATGCAGAGCTTCGTCTGCCTCTTTCTCAAAGTTGCGCGCTGTGTGATCCAGGTATGTCGACCTCACTTCAGGAGACGCCTGGTACCCTGTCGGATTGCCGTTGTTGTCGCGTGCTTCAACCAACGCATTCTCTCTGGTCTTGAGGTTGCGCAGCAAGATCTCATCTTGATACTTCGGCCACGCCCCGGGCGTAGCAGCCTCAGATGGTGTGCCGAGACTGGCACTGGGAGCATTCCAGTTCCACACCATCAATAACTATTCATCAGATAATTGTAACACTCTTATTCTGACACTTATGATGTAATGATATGGAGGGTCAGCAGCGAAGCGAGACGTGGCGCGCTGCTCGGCGCGGCAAGATGACCGCCTCTAATCTCGGTGCTACGCTCGGACTCGTGAGCTACACGACTCGCATCGAGGCCTTTCGCCGCGCGCTGGGCACCGACACTTTTGTAGGCAACGAGGCAACGCAATGGGGCACAGATAACGAGCCAAACGCGCTCCTCGACTACCAAACGTTGACCGGCAATGTAGTCCAAGCTACTGGCCTGCACGTGCACCCTACAATACCATGGATTGCCGGCTCGCCCGACGGGTTTGTCGGCGAGGCAGGGATGGTGGAGGCTAAATGCCCATTCTACTTCAAGAAGGGGGGCGGCCGCCTGCACAAAGAGATCCCCAAGCACTACTACTTGCAGATGAACGCTCTGCTCGAGATATGCGGCAGGGAGTGGTGCGACTTCATCTCCTGGTGCCCTGATGGTATGGTGGTGTATCGCGTGACCCGCGACGCGTTAGCGTTCGACTTCCTCCTGACATACTACGGCCAAGTTTTCGCCGCAATGGAGGCAAACATGTCCGCGCCACCGCCTCTCTCTGCTAAGGACAAAGAAGATATCAACTTCTGCATCGAGCGTAGCATGCGAGCGCACGTCAACTACAAGGTGTGGGCAAATGCCGACCCAACTTTCCCGCCACCAAGCCCAGAGCTGGAGGCAGATTAATTAGAATTTACATTCATTTGAGACAACATCTGAGAGAGATTAGGGCCGGATGCACGTTGTAGAGAGAGAGGCACGTTTCTAAGAATGCCTCTCGGCGCTGTCCGCCTTGCCTTGCGTAGGATCGAACGCACGCGGTGACCACGAAAGAATTTTGTAAGCAGCAGCACTGAGTTTTGATATAACGCAACTAACGCTACCAGAAATCGCACTGTGGCGTCTTCTATACTACTAGGAAAGCTCAGACGATACATCTCTTAGTCCTTTATTCAGAAAACTGTTCGCCGCATTGAAGTGCCGCGGGCTGTTCGTAAGCCTTGGCGAAGTCGTAGGTGAAGGTGCCGAAGGCTGACACGTTGGTCTTTGCCTCAAGCTTGGCGCGTTGGCAGATCACGGCCACGTCTTCGAAGCTCCAGTGGATGCCAAACTTGTCGCCCCCGACTCCGGTGTAGACCTGGTTCGCATAGATTGTCGCGGACACCACATCGCCGGGGCTAACAACCCCGTTCGGCACTACCGCGCCATTCGCGTCGCAGATGGTAATCGCGCGCTCAAACTTGCCACCCATGCCATCGTAGGCATACTTGGCACTCGATGCGTTCACGGTGTGGCCAATCAGAGTCCCACTCATCTTGTCGTACTTCGGGCGAACTGTCCTAATCTGCAGCATCTTTACCTCTTCGCGGGAGAGGTTCTTCCGGCCGAGAATCTTGAGCTGCTCGCCGTGGACGAAGTCGAGCAGCTTGTCGTCAATGCTAGTCATCATTGCGGAGAATGCCGCATAAAATTGGTTATCCACGCCGTTGATCTGCGCGTCGGTGAGGTCGATCGAGAACTTGGCCTTGGTCGGGTCAGCCGGGCCAAACATGGTTCCGTAGTTGCCGTCGCCATTCACACGCGGCCAGTTAGTAACACATGCCGGAGTGACCATGCTCACCTCCTTCATACTGGGCGTTCTCAGCATGCAGATGGTCGGCTTGCCGCTCCTATCCTGGCCGAGTGAGAAGGCGAGGTCGTTCGCGCTTATCTTGTCCCAGGCTGTGTAGTCGCGGCGCGTGCTCATCGCTCGTAGAATCTAGCGGGGAGGGGCTGTAGGCGCGTTCCTGTAGAGTTGGTTAGAATATTGATTGTGTCGATACTGGGCGTATACTGCCACGTATCCTGCTCCTTTGCAAGCAGGATCTTGCCAGCCTGGGTCTGGAAGGTTTCTCCGCGCGCGGGGGTCGGGTCGGCGAGCCCACGCAGCGTCATTTTGGCCGTGCTAGCCACCTGTTTGTTGCCGAAGGACGGAAGAAGTCCATCGTTGCGACGCGACTGCTCCGTGCTGCACCAACTTGGGCCGTAGCCTACATCGTACTGTTGAACGGACCCGACGAAAGGCTCACCATCATTACGGGGGCGAGGTGCAAATTCGTTAATACACTGGCCGAACTTTACTTGAGACATCTTGCACACATCTTAGATTATCTGACGACGACATGAGAGAAGAATGGATGGTCAAAACACAGCACGTGAGTTTGTAGAGAGATTCTAATAAACCGTTACACATGGCGCGGGATTACGTGAAGGAGAGCAAAGCATACTACGGACGCGGCCCGTACAGTGGCGTCACAGCCGAGCAACAGAAGCATCGTCGAGAGAAGGCGGCTCGGGCTGCTGCGCGCGCTCAACTTAAGAAGGAGGGCGCAGTGAAGAAAGGGCAGGACGTGGACCATAAGAACGGGAACGCGCAGGACAATAGGCGCTCAAACCTGCGGGCGACCTCCAGGCACGCCAACAGATCAAGAAATAAGAAATAGTGGCTAGACACGTGCAAGGGCCGCATTTCCGGGCCTAGTAAATGCGCCGCCGGCCAGGCCGTCCATAGGCCTGAACCATGTCGAGTCGCCGATCAGTCCATGGTCATATCTACCAGGGTGTATGCGTCGGTTAGATGCAGTTCTACTCATTTGGTCACGGAGACGCTTCCTTGTGTTGAAAACTTGGTCGGTGCGGGCCCTGATTTTTCGTAGGCGCTGCACTCGCAGCCGGGCAGCGAAGCCTCGTCCTATGCGAGTAATAAAGTCAAATATGGGGTGGTGATACGTAAGACCGGCATCTCTCAGTGTGCGCCAGTCGAGCACGGTGAGCCTGGAAAACCTTGCGGTGAGGTTAGCAATCGAGGCCGGCGTTGGCGCACTTGGCCTCACTCGCCTGTCATCACTTGGATTAATCATCATAGACTATCTATTAGATATTCTGGCCAAACTACAACAATGCCCCCGACACGCAGGCGAACGCAACTCCATGCTCAACTAGGAATACCGCCTACTGTGGGTGTCATTGAGTTTGCTGCGAGTATCATTGAAGCCTTAGTGCGTATTCAGGCTATGGCGAGGCGCTACGCAGCTCGGCGCCTGTATAGATCTCTGCGGTTTACGGTTCGTATGAATGAGTATTTGGGCAGGAGTGGGGGGGCAGTTCCTGGGAGGGTCCGCGTAGGAGTGGATCGCCCATATCCTCATCCTGGAGGCTTCTATGAGGTCCGTGGAAGGACTGGTCGTGACGAGTACACTGGAGACCAGCAGGTTCACATGATCGACCCCACCACCCCAGCGGCAGAAGCTTGGAACGCACTGGACGTACAGGGCTCCTTAACTTGGAACCCACCCGAGGGTATGGCCCGTAATCGTGCGTACAGGGGACCTTCTTACCCCATTCGACGCCGCCACAGTTCTGGTTTTCCCTATAGGATTTAGTTAGAGTTAGGGTTAGTGTCGCGAGCTAAGTGTGCGAGCTAGGCTCAAAATTTTGGGGGTCGATGTAAAATTAGGGTTACGGGCGGCTGGTCCGGCCGACCGACCCCCCCGACCGACCCGACCGATCGGACATCCAGTGGACGCGTCCGTGGGGGGGGAAGTGGTCATGTCCTGGACGCGTCCTATATAG